CTTGCGACCTCTCAACAGTCCGCTTAATGTGTAAACACCAGGGCTGACCAGTGTTGCGTTTTTAAACTGGACAATCTCATTGCCGATCACGGCATAATTTTCACCATTCAGCACCAGCGTTTCACTTACGCTAGAAAGCGTTCCGGCCACCATCTGCACTGTGACCGTATTCAATTCGTCAAAAATATTGCCGCCATGAAAATCGCCTAAAGCGGTGATGGCATATCCGATTGCAGCCGCATTGCTGTCGGCAAATAACTGCGTATAGGTCGCCCCGTCATCGTTGCTTTTAAAAACGACGCAGCCGCTCCAGCCAGATCTGTATCCGCAGGCGGCAAAATAGATCCCGGCGTCATCATCGGCATCACGCAGCATAGGGATGTCGAGCAGCATGCCAAGCGTTTGCACCGGAATCGTAACTACCTGGCCAGGAATGCTGGACTCTCCTGCACCCATGCCGCTCTGGCTATAGATGGCACTATCTTCTGCGACACAAGCCAGCGTGATAATGCCCGGCACAGCGTCATCCTTGCTGGTGATGCGCATCCGCAGCGTCACATCACGATAGGTCACATCAATCACGTCCGTGGGTTCCAGCTTTGCCCATTTGCGCGACAGCTGCAGCGTGTAAGTGGTGCGGGCAACCCAAGCGTTATAATGGTTAACATCCGCAACCTGCTTGGCCTTGGCATCACTCATGGCCACCGGCAACGGGATTGTCAGAACCCCGACACCGGAGCCTGTCTGGCGCTGGCTTTTTTGCGTACCCTGCTGGTAATCCGCTGCCGGGTTGATATATAAAACGCTCACCTCATGCGGAAGTTCCAGATCCTGGGCGCGTAGCGTATCAAGCGGATTGCCTGGGCTGCTGCCCCATTCATGCGCGTTCAGATCGCCTTCCGTAATCGATGCAACCGCACCGCCGCCGCGTTTAACGAACTTTAATCTGCCGCTCATCAGTCGCTCTCCACGGCATCAAAATAAAACGCAGCCTGCAATCCATCGATTGCCGCCCTGCCCGGCATTTGCTGGGCTATCGTATAGCCGTAGACTTCATCCGTTAAAGCAGAAACGTCGATGTCTGATTCATTCAGGCCTACACGGGCACATATGTCAGCAACGATTCCTGACAGCGGGACTGGATTTGAAGAAAGCCTGTCTGTTAATGGCACCAGTGCGAGTCCGCTTGACGGATTGGTCACATAAGCAACCAGATATTCCGGTACGCCTGGTATTTCCATGCAGCCATAAGCATTGCCGGTAACAAATAAGAATAGCGGCCAGCTGCTCTCTGTTTCAAACGTTTCTGCGTTCAATAAAGATAAAGTGTCGTTGTCACTTAAAATGTATTTATCCGCGATAGGGAAATAATCAAACGACCCCAGCGTTAATATTGCCGGGGTATCTGGCGTATGTTCCGACATTTCAAAAATGCTGTCATCATCCACCGTCCTGAATACCGATTTCGATGAAGCATTCCTGTCATACCAGGCATAACGGTTGCGCCTGGTGTCATACGCAATATATGGCGTTTCTGAAGTTACTGGCTGATTATGGACATACTGGCCATTGATGAAAAAGCAGATATATGGATTGTAGTGAGACAAAGCAATTGAATTCTTTCCTGCGATGCCACGGCCGGTGTACCAGTCCACTAGCATATCGGTATTTTTCTTTCCATCCCAAAGCAGAGTGACTGGATCCAGAGCATTATAGCCGTCGGTAACTGTGGATCCACCGGTGGCGAATAACACTTTATGGAAGGTTTTATCATAAAAGATATTGCCACCCAACCGATGGAACCCAATATAAACTGATGGAGTTATCTTCCTCGTGAAAGCTAAACTAGAGGCGTCATAAGCTATGGCGACATCATTGGAGTAACCGTGCCAGATGGCATCGGTGTTTATCCATATCTCATTGGTGTTTTCTACATAACATAAATGCCCACCCCCATTGCTTGACGGGATGTCAGATATGTCTATGGATCGATCGGTTTGGGCTATAGCATCCGTGACATGCAGAACATAGGGTTCAGTCCCACCATTGTCGGCAGATACTGATAAATAAACCCCATCAATGAACGGGTGAGGCATAGCATCGATAACCGTGGTTTCAGTCAGTTTCGTGTGTGTTGGCGTAGAAACATCGCCGTCTGCAACGACTTCAAATGAAAAGTTTGGAATCCTGTTCCCGAATTTTTCCAATTGCAGGTTTTCAAACACCACATAAGCCAATCCCCTGAATCCAGGCACGTTCCCTGCCCCCAGATAAGACTCAAGCAATGAATCTGCCACCTGCGTTTCGCTGCCTGGATAAACGCGGATATTGTTGCTTTGCCCGGTAGGGCCGCTGTTCGTCGTGCTTTGATCGAAGATCAGATTGCCATTTGCCCAGATTTTACGGATGCCTGATATTTCACCTGCACATACCGCTACCGCGCAATTGACTGAATAAGTGTAGGTTGTTACAGACTGGCTGGGGCCGCCCTTGCCAGCCTCTTCCTCGTGTTCGGTTTCTATCAGGTCGCTAGACCACATGACCTGCCCAGCACCGCGGCCGGTCCCGTAATAAATCGGGACCGATGATCCGTAGGTCGAGGTCTGCACTTTCAGGTCGGCCATGCGAGGCCCCTGCACATCCGGCAGTTTGGTTAAGCTGCTGCCGAGCATGGACCCCACAGTGAATCCGATCTGCGCACCGGACATTCCAAGCATGCCGCCCCAGGCCAATCCTGCCGGCCCCAAAGCCACGGCGCCTGCTACACCAAGAACCAGTGAAGCCATTACTCCACCCCCTTGAACCGGTATGCGCCACGCACACGGCTCTGCCAGGTCGCGTCGTAACTATGCTCAACGCACTTCCTTACCTGCGCATAGGCATGCAGCAGACCGGTATCTGTCAGGAAACCGACATGCTGCGGCTCACGATCAAACGCAAATAGCAATACATCGCCTGGCTTGGCATCCTTGATTAAGATTTCTACCATGTGCTGGCGCAATACCTTGCGCATCTCGTCTGCGTTTGGTGATCGCGCATAGCTTGTGGTGTCAAAATTAATGAATCCTAACGTCTTCCCCACACCAATCACGACACCGACGCAATCAACGCCTACACCGAGCAGGCGTCCTTGATGGTGAAATGGCGTGCCAAGCCACGAACGAGCTTCTGCCAAGATTTCATCTCTCACGTTCTGCTTTTTCTTAGCCATCAATCCGGTCCCTTATAAAGGGCATCTATACCAGGGAAATAAGGCTCACCGCGAAAGTTGACAACATTATGGAACTTAGTCTTGCAATCCTCGATGATGCGCTTAGCACATCCGGCTACGATGCTAAAATCATCGCCAATCTGTACTGTATACGGCATCGGTAGCTGTAAGAGTACCGAACCCACAGTGTAAATTTTAACTTCCATAGATAATCCAACATTGAGTCCTCCTGTCCAGGTAATAAGCCCGTAATCGAAATATTCATCAGCCTGCGTCAGACCGCTGTCAGTAAATTGCCTGTTGCTGGTGACGGTCTCAACCGTTCCAGCAAAAGTGAATGCGGTCAGGTCTTTTTTACACAAGGCATCACCCAGCGTGGCGCGGCATGATGGCTGATACAGATCCCCAACATTCTGCTGTAGCTTTTGCGTGAGACCGCGCAGCTCTGCCGTGAAGACGGTACGGCCTGTCTTAACCTCACCAAGCCAGCCACGACGTAGATACAAAACGCCTTGTGTCAGGTCGGAATAATTCACCTGGAAAATAGTGATTTCTGCAAAGTCCCATAGCCCCGCATGGATATCAGCCTCGGCAATGGATGCGGAATCAAGCATCCCCATCACCTCAAGATTGTCTACATTGAGCGCCTCACTGGAACTGATGGAAGAAGGTGTATACCCAGCATCTGCCTGATAGGTAATTCCATCGTGGACAATATCGCTGGTATGGTTGGTGAACCCGTAAACAGAGCCATTGACCAGGATCGCTTTCCAGCAGGTTGCCAGAGTGGTCGTCTCGCCGCGGAAGTGGGCATCCAGGGCTATGCTGATCGTTCTCATTCGCGCACCTCTACGATAGGGATGCTGTCCCAGCCATAAATGCCAGGTGAAATGTGCTGCCCCTTCAGCTGGTCGGTGTCGAACCTGCATGGAACATCAAACGAAAACGCAGCGGTCAGCGCATCGCTGGCCTGCGGATATTTATATCCGGCACCAGAACCTAGCGTAATTGTCTTTCCAGCGGTTCCGGTCGCCAGCACGAATACGAATGGGCCGCTGCCGCTGACACTGATGATTGAGTGCGCGATTCCATTCAACAGGGCGGCATCAGCCCCGGAAAATCCGGATAGATATAATTTTTTGCCGGCGGTTAATATGCCTGGATTAGCGCTCAGCTCTACTGATGTCGTAGCCCCTACCGTGACTGCAGACGCCGCGCTGGACGCATCAGCGACAAAAGTCACAATGCCTGTGGCATTATCTATCGCAATATTGCCGGCACCTGCGCCGATGGCAACAGGACTGGCACCACGGAATGCGCTCAGCGTTCCATCAATAGGCCTGGTAATTTTACGGGTGCTTGTCCCGACGGCGTTTGTGTATTTTTTATATAACTGATAAGTTGGCAATCCGGTACCAACCCCGGTGCCAATCAAGCCATCAGCCACAGTCGCACTGTGATCCATGGCATCTTTATACCTGAAGCTGTTTGCGCGACCCTGAGCAATCCTGAAAAATGTGATCAGCTCTTCAACCTGCTCCTGGGTGCGCGCGGCATGGCTGACGTCATAAGAATGACGCGCAGCTGCCCAATTGGCATTGCGCTGCTCGAAACCGCTATCAACGACCACAACATCCGTTGAAAAGTTTGGGCCGCCAATTCCTCCGTAGCTGATATTGTCCGGAAAGCGTATATCAAGAAATGACATTATGCGTTCCTCATCGCTGCTCTACGCAGCCCGGAATAAGCACTGGCCGCAATCTGCTGCTGCGTTCGCATGTCAGTAGGGCCACTCAGATGAAACACATTGGTCACGGACATGCTGCCACCAAGTTCGTGATTTGGAACGATAGAGCCAGGACCATTGGGCATGAATAATTCAGGCCCTTTCTCACCTACGATATAAGCTTTGTTTGCCATCACATCGCCCCCAGCGGCACGGAATCCGCCAAAGAAGGACTTGATGCTGTCAAAGAACCCACCCCCACTGCCGGCATCCATGCCAATGATTCCGCCGTATGAGGAAGATGGGGACACATCGGAGCCTGAACCACCAAAAAGGCCGCCGAATATATTTTCTAAAAAACTGCCGTTGCTAATATCATTAAAAACACGATCCAATAGCTGCTTCTGGATAATCATGCGCGCAACGGCTTTTGCAAAATCATTGGCCACATCTTCAAACGAATTGCTGGCGCCGAACGCCCAGTCAACCAAAGTCCTGGCGGAATCCCTGCTGAATCCTTCAATTGCGTTTTTAATCTCTTCAAAGTCCGTTTTGGCCTGCCCGCTAAAACCGCGCATTTCATCCATCACCATCTTTTGCGCTTCGCCAAACTCAACTGCTGAAATCCTGCCAAGCCGGTACATTTCCTTGAGCTTGTCTATCTCACGGGTATATGCACGGGTCGGATCGAGCGCATCTTTAACACGTTCGACTTCCTCATTAAAGCGCTTTTGGTATTCAACAGTTTCGGCAATGCTTTTGCGGCGCTCTTCATCCGCTGCAGCTTCCTCTTCCGTAGCTTTGGCGGCTGCTTCCTGGGCGCGTGTTTTATCAATCAGGCTGGCAACAATAGTCTTTTGAGCTTCATTCAGTTTTAAATGTGCGGCCTCATATTCAAGTAAAGCAACTTTGCTTAGGCCAAGGGTTTCGGTTTCTTTTTTTAGGCTTTCAATAAAGCGTTTTGCGGCTTCTGCATCAGCGTCTCTGGATGAACCTTTACTGGATGACCCAGAAAAGTCCCCAACTTTAATATCAGATGGTTTAAAAGCTTTTGATCCTGCCTGCTCTGCTTTGCGCAATTTATCTCGTCTTAAATCTTCAAGACCTTGCAAGCTAGCCAATTCCTGCTTAGCAACTTCAATTTGCTTAGATAGAGTGCTTCTATCTCCATAAATAGCATCATTTAATTTATTGCTAAAACTTTTTTTAGGGTCTAAATCGTCATAAGCTTTTTGTAATTTACGCAACCTATCAGCTGTATCAGCAAGCTTAGGGCCTATCTGATCAGGGCTTGTATTGAATGCTTCTATTGTCCCAAAAAAACCAACTCCCGCCTTTTTTGCATCTCCAAAAGCTGTAATTATTTCATTTAGGCCAATTAATAAAGGGCCTGCAAGAGTCACGCCAGCGGCGTTTGCTTTTGTCTTTAATAAATCAAGCTGATCGTTGAATTCTTGAGCTGCTTTTACCGCTTCAGGCGTTACGCCTGAAAATTCTTTACCCGCTTCAATTTGTTTGCGTAGCGCATCGCCACCCTGTAATAAGGCCGGTAATAATTCCTGAAAACTTTTACCAAGAACTTTATTGGCAACTGCCGCACGCTGCTGTGGATCTTCAATTTTGCTGATCAAATCGGATAGTTGAATAAAAGCTTCAGCCGGGTCTTTAGCATCCAGCCCAAGTTTCTTGGCGGCTTCGCCATTCTCGGCCATAAAAATTGAAAGCTTGTTAATTCCTCTGCCAAGCGCTTCGAGGCTGGTGTCAGACTGTGCTGCAACTAATTGAAATCCAGCCAGCGTTGATGCGGCTACTCCGGTGCGATCACTTAGGTCGCCAAGCATATCAAGTGTATCAATTCCGCCTTTTACAAATCCAGCGAAAGCGGTTGCGCTTAATAGCGGCAAAAATCCACCCAAGCTTCCGCTTAGCCCTCCAGCTAAGCTATTAAGACTTCCCAAACTGCTTTTAACGGAATTAAAAGCAATTTTGGTTTCATCTCTAGCAGAGATAATAATTTCGGCTTTTTGGTTTGCCATTTAATTGCCTAAAATTTATTAAAAAATTCACCAGGGGAATCTTCTTTTTCCGGTTCTGCTTCTTTCGCTTTCCTGCCGTATTTCGGCATAAAGTCATAAGCACTAAATGGTTCTGTATCTTTACCGCGATTTACGTTAGCAACCGTACTGGCAACAATCCCGCCCATCATGTCAGCACGTATTTCACCCCATGGCCTGACTGAATACTCGTATTGCCACAGCCCAAACTCTTCAGCGGTCATCGTGTGCATCAGCTCATGAAGCGATCTGCCCAACGTTCTTGCCAGTAACAGTGCAAACTGTAACGCTGGCCGCTCAGCTACTTTTTTTCAGCAACATCCGCATCAAGGCCACACACCCGTTTTGCAGTCTTGAATAATTGCAGCGCTTCCACAAAATGATTAGCGCCAAAAAGCTCCCACTCGTTTTGCGTATAAATCGGAGCGCCTTTATCATCAACCACGGTATGGCTGAGTAATAAAGATAGATTAATGCGACCTGTTTCTGATTCATAAAACAGGAGTTCCAGACGGTCCGTGAGCATTAACCCTTGCACAATCACCTCACCACCTAAAGACGGCACTTCTGCCGTTTCTTTAGGCAGTATTGGCGGAGGAACCTCAGATTTGTTTAATACAGCCATGATCAGCTCGCGTACACTTGAGGTTTACCGAACATCGTGATGACCACGCTTGTTTTCACGACATCCTGTGCGCCACCTGTTGGCAGGCCTGATGCGCCGACATACCCGTTGAACACCACCTTCTGCCCATTGGCAAAAGTGAATCTGACTGCGCGCTGCGCCTGGTTGTCTGATGCTGCCTTCAAGGCAATCAAGCCGGCGTCGGCAAGGTCCCACATCAGATCCATAGTGAAAGTGCCTGGCGATGGCAAGCCTGGGATCTGTTTCTTCACGTTGTCATGAATGGTGGTCACATCGATAAAATCAAAATCACCGCCGCTGGCATTGACTGTGGTCGCTGTGGTTAGGCTGGTGCCAAATGTTATTTCCTGGGCGGTACCGCTAGTGAAGGTTTCAAACAGCGTGGTATCAAGGCCTTCCAGTTCGAACGTATCGGTAGTGACGCCGCTTACGCGAGCCACAACCCCATCCAGCTGATACATCCCTTGAATCGCCAACAGCACATAATCGCCATTTGAATACCCATGTGACGCCGAGGTGACGACGCCTTCACTGGCCTTGGTAATTGCTGTGATTGTCTTTGCAGAAGCTATAGCAGACTGAACTGCCACCGCCACGTTACTCCATTTTGAAACATTCATGTTATAGCTCCTTAAAGTGAAACATCAGGTGCTTGCGCACGTGTGTAATAATTTGCATTAAAAGTAATCAAGGCCTGTCCGGTTGGTAATTCAGCCTCCGCATTCATATCAACCCCGGTACCTGTAAGCACTACATCCTTTACCAGGCCGCCTAGGGTGTTGCTGGATGCCACTGCCACCTCAACTTCCTTGATCATCGTGTCCAGCATGTCATCAAGATTGTTTGCAGCTTTGGCAACTGCCGTTACCGTGACTGTCAGATTCCGCTCTTGCAATGGGTTGGAACCAATATCGACAATCGTCACCGCTTCATCACCGGTCAATACTTTCAATGCTGGCAATTCATTCGCCTCCAGTTGCACGACGCGAGACTGGTAAACATGGCTACCGGAAGTTGCCAACCCAGTTACCACCTGCGCCAACGCCTCCCTGATCTGCTGCCTTAAATGGTTAGCCACCTCATGCCGCCTTTGTTAATTCAAGCCTTACCAGCCCGGTACCATCGCGTTCAATAGTCTTGATGGTGTAACTTGTTGCATCCAGGACAATCGCATCACCTTTAGCAGCGCTGGCAAAGTCCGCAGCATCCGCAGTAATAAACGGATTAGTGCCAGCGGCGCCAAATTGCTCGGTGTACTCATGGTCATAAATAACCTTAACGGTTGTAACTCCCTTATACAGGGCCGTAATAGCGAACTCGCTGGTATTAAAAAAAACCGTCAAGTCCTCTACCATCGCCATGCTTATTTCTTCTCGGCTTCAGCTTTTTCAGCAGCGGCTTTTTCAGCAGCGGCTTTTTCAGCAGCGGCTTTTTCAGCAGCG